ATTGGACAAAAGTTCGTTCTCTGAATTTGCTCCTAGTGTGGAAAGAATACTAAGAAAACGCGATGAATAGGGGATCTTAAACTCTGCTGTCTTGTTAACGCCGTTAACAAAATGTACTGGCAATCGTGTGCTAGATGCGAGTTGAAAATTACCTTTGCGTGAGTTGAGTGTAAGTCCGTTCGTCGTTGGAAAAGAAAACATGTTGACTTGATTTCTCAACGTATCTGCCATAGAAACAGCTTGCCTGGCCACAGGAGGTTGATAGTAAATGGCAAAATTGCTTGCATCCAAAGCTCCCGTGAAAACTCGAGAGATAATTTTGAAATTGAGACTGCCTTTAAACAACCTATACATCAATTGGTAGAGAGTGAAATTACCAAGAGGAATGTTGTAAGCCTGTGTTGGTGGAAGCAACGCGTCGATAGAAGATCTACCAAATAGTGAACGAATATCAAATTCGAAAACATTTGACTGACCTTCATTAGGAGGGACATTTGTGACATTTGGGAGCTCTATAGCACCATAAGATTGATATTTTCTCAAGATATCTCGCACTGATCTCACATAAGGTTGTGAGATTGGGGATCTTGGTACTGCAACATCATTCTTTGAAACTAAGTTAGGCTCACCAGTCATGTCAACCTCACTGCGTGGAGTGATTATTGGCTGCGCTGATGATTGTGCTCGCACTATAGATGGTCTAGCTGAGCGACGAGGTTCTGGAATTTCTATCACCTCTATGTCTTCACTCTCACTTTCCTCGACGACGTACAGCTTCTTCTTTTTCTTGAGTGCTGACAATTTGACTGGACATTGAGGTTGCAAGCTTTTCGACATGGTCAAAGTGGTGAGATGAAAATCACTAGCTCCAGCGATAAATGCATTGATGGTGATATTTGAGGGTGCTCCATTAGTAGCTACCAATGGATTCAAAACTGCAACATTTACCATCCCCATTGAGTCAAACTTGTTCGGAATGTTTGAACTAGGGACATGGAGCATAGGAGTACCAGCAATGTAATCGACAGTCATATCG